AGCATTACAATTATTGATAGATGCCAATGATAAGATGGAAACACTACAAGCATTTTTTGAAATTAAATAATAAAACCATGAAAGTAATTCCAGTAGGCAAAAAGATATTAATTAAGCCACTACAACCAGAAAAGTATTTTAAAGGAACAAGTATTTTAATTCCTGAAAGTCAACAAAAGAAAGTATCAAAAGGTATTGTTGTTGGTGTAGGAGATGCAGTAGCTCAAATTAAACTTGATGATCTTATTCAATACAGTGATAGTGCGTCTACAGTGCCAATGACTCATAATGATGAAGAACATTTATTGATTAATGAGGGTGATATATTTGCAATATTAGTAAATGAATAGGGTAATACCAACATATGAAAATGGAATATGGTTAGAATCCTCATTTGAATCAGATGAGGATTTTGCTGTATTTATTAAAAGCTTATTTAAAGAACCTGGCTTATATGAGTTTGATGAAACATCATTAATATTTAATGAACAAGCTAGAACATTTAATGAGAAAGGTATTTACTGTGATAAACCGTTTAGATCTAAAGACTTTATTAACTATTGGGAAGATCAAAAAAATAAATGTAGAAACGGAGTAATCTTTAAAAACAAAGGTAGAGTATGGTATTTAACTAGAGATTACTATATGTGGTTAAACTTTTTACCAATCTTTGATAAAGAAGAAAAGAAATATGGCTTTGCTAAAGTAAGAGATGCTCAATATCATATGGCATTGTATGAGCTATTAGCAGAGTTAAATAACAAGCATGCAGCTATATTTAAGAAAAGACAGATTGCATCTTCTTATTTCCATATGGGAAAGATTATTAATACCTATTGGTTTGAGGAAGGATCTGTTTGTAAAATAGGTGCATCCTTAAAAGATTATATTAATGATAAAGGTTCTTGGAAATTTTTAGATGAGTATAAAGATTTCTTAAATGAACATACAGCTTGGTATAGACCAAGTAACCCAGAAAAGGTTTTGTTATGGCAGCAACAGATTGAAGTTAGGGTAGGTAATAAGAAAACTAAAAAAGGTTTAAAATCTAAAATACAGGGGGCATCTTTTGAAAAGAATGCAACTACGGGTGTAGGTGGACCAACAACTTATTTCTTTCATGAAGAGGCGGGTATTGCACCTAAGATGATGGAAACATATGAATACTTACGTCCTGCAATGTCATCAGGTATGTTGACTACGGGGATGTTTATTGCTGCAGGATCTGTGGGGGATTTGGACCAATGTAATCCATTGAAGGAAATGGTTTTAAATCCTACTATAAATGATATATATGCTGTAGAAAGTAACCTTATAGATAAAGAGGGTACAATAGGTTTATCAGGTTTATTTATTCCAGAGCAATGGTCTATGCCACCTTACATAGATGAATACGGTAATTCAAAGGTAGAAGAAGCTTTAGCTGCTATATTTAAAGAGAGGGAAAAGTGGAAGATTGAACTAACATCAGAACAATACCAATTAAGAATTTCTCAGAAACCTACTAATATTGCTGAAGGCTTTGCTTATAGAAAAGAATCTATTTTTCCTCAAGGTATTATATCTAGACAATTAAAAAGAATAGAAGAAAAAGAATATTCTTTTGAACACATTGAATTAGATAGAACAGAAAAAGGTATTGTAGCAAAGAGGTCTAATAAACTACCAATTAGTCAATTTCCTGTAAATAAAAAACAGGTGGATAAAACTGGATGTTTAGTTGTGTGGGAAAGACCTACTAAAAATCCAGAGTTTGGTACGTACTATGCATCTATTGACCCCGTATCAGAAGGTAAAACAACTACATCAGATTCATTATGTAGTATTTTTGTTTATAAGAATCCTGTAGAAGTTACAAGAGAAACCTCTAATGGGTTAGAACATTTTATAGAAAAAGATAAAATTGTAGCATCTTGGTGTGGTAGATATGATGATATTAACAAGACCCATGAGCAATTAGAAAAAATAATTGAATGGTACAATGCTTGGACTATTGTTGAGAATAACATATCATTATTTATACAACACATGATATCCAGAAAAAAACAAAAGTATTTAGTACCTAAACAACAAATTCTTTTCTTAAAAGATCTAGGATCAAATAGAACTGTGTACCAAGAATATGGTTGGAAAAATACAGGTACATTATTTAAACAACATCTTATATCTTATGCAATAGAGTTCTTAAGAGAAAATATTGATGAAGAGTTAGATGATAATGGTGAGGTTATTTCACAAACGTTTGGTGTAGAGAGAATACCAGATCCTATGTTACTAAAAGAAATGCTTGCTTACTATCCAGGATTAAACGTGGATAGGTTGGTAGCATTCTCAGCATTAATAGGATTTGCTAAAATTCAACAGTCAAATAGGGGATATAGCAAAAGAAAAGAATCTGATATAAACAAACCTTTGGATAATTCTCAAAATTTGTTTAAATTAAAGTATAGTCCGTTTAGTAATATAGGACGTAGTAAAAGTGTATTAGGAAGAAAAACTAAGAGATCTGGTTTTAAAAACTTTAGATAGTTATGAGTTATTATCAAACATCTACATTAAATTGTTTTTTTGAATACACCTATATAAGTGAGAAAAAATATAAATATAATTATACTATAACATTAGTTAAATGAGAGTATTAAATGCAATGCAATTAAAAAGTGGGGCTAAAGGAAAAGGTTACCCTACTACATCAAGTCTTACGCAACCTATTCAATTTCTTCCTGCAAAGGCAAAAAATGATGATTGGCGGGCATGGAATATGGATTGGTTAGAACTCCAAGGTTTGGAGTTTTTAAGATTAAACTCCAGAAGATTATTAAAGAATTATAAATTAGCTAAGGGTATAATTGATAAAACAGATTATATTGTTGAGGAAGACAATGATTATAAAGACTTAATGGATGTTTTAATTAAAGAAGATAATTCCGCTCTTGAGTTAAAATTTTATCCAATTATTCCTAATGTAATTAATGTTTTATCTGGGGAGTTTTCAAAGAGATATTCTAAAGTACAGTTTAGAGCTGTTGATGATTTATCTTATAATGAAATGCTGGAAGCAAAAAGAATGCAAGTAGAGGAAAATTTACTTGCAGATGCTCAATCAAAGCTATTGGCTAGAATGATTGAGATGGGGATGGATATGCAATCCGAGGAAGCTCAACAAATGATGTCACCTGAAAATATTAAGTCATTACCTGAAATAGAAGATTTCTTTTCTAAAGACTATAGATCTTTAGTTGAAGAATGGGCATCCCATCAAACTAATGTTGATGAGGAAAGATTTAAAATGCAGGAATTAGAGGAAAGAGCTTTCCGGGATATGCTTATTACAGACAGAGAGTTTTGGCATTTCCGTATGATGGAGGATGATTATGATGTTGAATTATGGAATCCTGTTTTAACATTTTATCAAAAATCTCCAGATACAAGATATATTTCTGATTCTAACTTTGTTGGTAAAATTGATTTAATGACCGTAGCTGATGTTATTGATAAGTATGGTTATTTAATGACTAAAGATCAATTAGAATCATTACAAAGAATATATCCAGCAAGATCCGCAATGTATCAGGTTAATGGTTATCAAAATGATGGTACATATTATGATCCATCTAGATCACATAAATGGAATACAAATTCTCCTGGTTTAGCATATAGACAATTTGTAAGTAATTGGTCTAATGATCCGGCAAGAGGTGGTGATGTTATTAGTGCTATACTAAATGAAAGTGATGATGTAAGAAGTTGGGGTGAAGGTGAATTAATGAGAGTTACAACTGCTTATTGGAAAACTCAAAGAAAAGTTGGACATCTTACTAAGATTGAATATGATGGTGAAATTACTCAAGAAATTGTAGATGAAACTTTTCAAATTACTGAGAAAGGTATATATGATACATCATTATTTAAAAATAAAAATAAAGAAAACTTATTACAAGGTGAACATGTTGATTGGTTTTGGATTAATGAAGTTTGGGGTGGTGTTAAATTAGGACCTAATATGCCTGCTTTTTGGGCATCTAATATGTCATCTAATAATATTAATCCAATATATTTGGGTATAAATAGAAAGAAACCAGGAAGAATACCATTCCAATTTAAAGGGAATGAAACACTTTATGGTTGTAAGTTACCTGTAGAAGGTAGAGTATTTTCAGATAGAAATACAAAGTCTACATCTTTAGTAGATTTAATGAAAGCATATCAAGTAGGATACAATATGGTGAATAACCAAATTGCTGATATACTTGTAGATGAACTTGGTACAGTTATTATGTTTGATCAAAATGCCTTACCTAGACATTCAATGGGAGAAGATTGGGGTAAGAATAATTATGCTAAAGCATATGTTGCAATGCGTGATTTCCAAATGCTTCCATTAGATACATCAATAACTAATACTGAAAATGCAACAAACTTCAATCATTACCAGACATTGAATATGGAACAAACTAATAGATTGATGTCACGTATTAACTTAGCTAATTATTTTAAACAACAGTGTTTTGATGCAATAGGTATTAACCCACAAAGACTTGGTGCACCAATGGGGCAAGAGACAGCTACAGGTGTAGTACAAGCTTTGAATCAATCATATGCTCAAACAGAAACATACTTTACTCAGCATTCAGATCACTTAATGCCTAGAGTACATCAAATGAGAACAGACCTAGCACAGTACTATTACAGCACAAACCCTAGTGTACGTTTATCATATATTTCATCTGAAGCTGAAAAAGTTAATTTTGTTATAAATGGTACAGACTTATTATTAAGAGACTTTAATATATTCTGTACTACTAAAACAAATCATAGAGCAATATTAGAACAACTTAAACAATTAGCTCTAACAAATAATACAACTGGTGCAAGCATATTTGATCTTGGTAATATTATAAAAGCAGATAGCATTGCTGAAGTTTCTGATATTTTGAAAGATGCAGAAACAAAACAAATTGCAATGAGACAGCAAGAAATGCAACAACAGCAAGAAATGCAACAACAACAAATAGCTGCTAAACAACAAGAAGAACAAATGAAACTTCAGTTTGAGCAAATGGAAAATGAAAAAGACCGTCAAGCTGATATTACAATTGCTGAAATAAGAGCTGCTGGTTATGGATCTGCTGTAGACATTAATCAAAACTTAAGATCAGATTTCCAAGATCAAATGGAGGAAATTAAAAAAACATCTCAGTATAGGGAACAAATGGATTTTAAGAGACAAGATTCAGCTATAAAGAATTCTATGAATAATGAGAAGTTAAAAATAGAACGTGAAAAGCTTGCAACACAAAGAGATATAGCAGACAAAAATTTAGAAATAGCTAGAGAAAATAAAAATAAATATGATGTTCAATCTAGCAAACAAAATAAAAACAAAGAATAATTAAAACTACGTTAGCTATATACTGCAAAGAATCAAAATATTTCTTAAAATTTTTTAAGTTTATTTTAGAATATTATGGTATATTACATTTGTAGATAAGTTATTAATTTAAAACCAACGAAAAATGAGTAATAATAATCAAACTATGGAAAGCACAGTAGAGACTGTTGATTTAGATTTAAATGAAATTTTTGATGGAGCTGCTACCGCAGAAGGTGTGACTCTTCCTCAAGAAGATTCAAGTAAGCCTAAAAATAATATTTTTTCAAAAGTTAGACCTGATGTAGATATGTCATTTGCTGATGAAAATCAAGAAGATGATGCAACAACAGAAGAAACAACTAATGAAGAAACTGTTGCTAAACCTAAATTTACTAAAGAAGAAGGTGAAGATATTTTAAACACCTTTACTGATGAAGAAGAAGAAGTTGATGAAACTCCAACTAAAAAAGAAGTTTTAAAAGGTAATGTAAGTCATGTATTTAAAACTTTAATTGAAAAAGATAAATTAATTGGTTTTGATGATGATAGACCTCTTGAAGAATATACAGAGAAAGATTGGGAAGAGTTAATTGAAGCAAACTTAGAAGAAAAAGCTAGACAAATTAGAAATGAGACTCCTAAACAGTTTTTTCAAAGTTTACCTGAAGAACTACAAATTGCTGCAAGATATGTAGCAGAAGGTGGTCAAGATCTTAGAGGTTTATTTCAAACATTAGCTCAAACTGAAGAGGTTCGTTCTTTAGATATTAAAAATGAAAATATGAAGTTATCTCTAGGTATTAATAAAGAAATTGGT